ATCGAAATAGTCTTGAGAAAAGAAATCGCCAGAAACATGAATACGGATTGGCGCCCAAGTCTTAGGCAATGACTTTTCAATCAAATCTGCCATGGCGCCAATCGTTCCTGCGTCTTTGAGAAGCAAGAAATTATGCCACCGTTGCATTCTAACTGCAGGATATTTTGCTTCATCAGTGGCAGCGAAACATCGAAACTGGCAATGAGCGCCGTCTTGAACGTGGAAGCCTTTTTCGTTTTCGTTGTTTACCGTCCTGGATTGACATTGAAATGCTCCAGGACAGGCATGCCCAGCAGGCAAACTGAAATTGGAAATGCCTTCCAGTTTAGCATTGCCATCGGAAAACTTGAGAAGTCTGTTTTGTAAATCACCCAACGTCGCCCGCATTAACTGTTCCATTGTGTTATTCATGGGAGAATTGTATCAGAGTTTTTATATTTGTCAAACGATTATTATTAAAAATCGCCATTATCAAATCCATTGCCATACTCTTCGCCCATCGGCGTATCATGGCAATAGTCTTCGTCTAAACCAAAACCAGCAGAAGCCAATGTATCAGCATCCGCTTCAACATCATTTCGGAAACTGTCACCGGGTTCATTGTCAAGACAACAAGGGTCAGTATCTTCGGGCATCTCCGGAAAATCTTCACGTTGAAGTTCATTTTCAAAATCATCAAAATCATTCATGAAAGAAGAATATCACAAAGGAAATTCTTGTCAAACAATTCTTTTAAGTATTTACTTTAACGTTAAAGTTTTTGGGGTGCCTCTGGTACCCCACTCTTGACATATTTCAGTCTCAACACAAACAATTTACTATAAAAAATTAGTTTGTCAAATAAAAAGTGAAGGAGCCCGAAAGATGGCCCCTTCACTTCATTGCGGTTTCTGGTTACTGAATTTTTTACACTTTGGCAAGTTCCCTGCTTGTGGTTCCATCCATGTTCAACGGAACGTTTTTAAATTGCGCCAGACGAGTCACAATCTTGCTGATAGTGTTATTGTTCATCGTCACCTTACGGGCTTTCAGGCAACGAATGGAGTCGATTGCCAACGTGATAACGTTCGGCTTGAATGCTTCACGGTTGGATTCGGTGACGAATGTTTTCAACACAGCGACTTCTTCAACAGTCAACTTTCGCCCATTGTGGAAATATTCCGCCTGTCCGATGGTACGGTGAGGGAAATATTGAAGATAGAACTTGGCGCTGTCTTTCTTGTGGATACACAGAGCAAGGGGCAAACCGTCATCGGTTTTTTCGTGAATGTACCACGTTTCGCCGGCGACATACTCCGTATCCTTGACTTCCGTTCCTTGCTCTTTGGCAAGATTACGGCGACAGGCCATAACGTAATTGATATTGAGCAGACCGTTGCGAGTAACTCGCTTAACGGCACCGACAAATGGATTGCCAGTCTTTCGCATCTTGACTTCGGTTTCCGTAAGCAGAGATACAAACTGACATTCTGTGCCCACGGAACGAATGAAGCCAACCATTTCGAGTCTGTTTCGGATTGTAACAGTCAACTTGTTTTTCATTACAGTGAGTTTACTTTAGAAATCAGAAATGTCAAATCCTTTTTATAGAATTGTTACTTTAACGTTAAAGTTTTAAGCGTCTCCTTGGTACCCCACTCTTGACTTGCGACAGTCTCAACATCGATACTCTACTGTATTTTTATAGAACTGTCAAGGATTATTTTTTAAGAAGGATGATGGTCGATTTGAGTCCAAGGATTGACAAAAGAAGAAAGTCGTTCAATATCTTCATCAACTATTGCTGACAATCCAAGTGATAAACGAATTTCGTTTGCTTGAAAAGTTCTGCCGTTTAACTGGCCAGATTTGAAGACAAGCATCATGATGTATTGTTGACTGAAATCTTCTTGAAAGTGTTGGAGCCAAATTTTAACTGCGGGCCATTTTGTCATTGCCCAAAGTACCCAAGGACCATTTCTTTTTTCTGCATGAAAGCCACTCTTTTCCATCCAGTCTATTTGTGATTTGGATACAACAGGGTCTTGTTTGACCAACTTGTCTGAATTTTGATAGTCGAACATAATCACATTGATTCTATACTAACAACCTTTGGTTGTCCACTTTTTATATCCAATTCAATGCCTTTATGTGCAAACAATTCTTTCAATTCTTCAAGTGTGTTAACAGGAACTTTAAATTTATTTGACGGTCTAAATGTTAATTTCCATGATCTTGCTTTTTTCTCTTCAACAGATAATTTGCTAGTTTCTTCTCTATCTCTCTTTTGATTACATTCAAAACAAGCCAACACTTTTCTTTGTTTGTTTGTTTCTTCACGAAGCCATCGTCGAGGATCATAACGAGAGATCAAATGATCGATTGTCGCCATCCTTGGATTTGCTTCTCCAACTATCATTGGATTATTCGTTAGGACTGTAAGACATCCACACCAGTAACAATACGGATTCAGTTGGAACAGCCTAAGTTTCTGTTTTCTGTAACTCATTCACAATGTAGTAACCAATTGATTGAGTTCTTTTTGTAGTTGAAGAACATCGGTAATGGTTTCAAAGACTTGGGCTTTGTTGCCCTTTTGGAAGATGACTGTCTTGTTGTTGATGTAACCTTGACGAATGAGAAAACTAATGGCAGCATCAACATCCACGAAAGTATTATAAATTTCGGCTTTCTTGTTTAAGACCAACACTTTGATTCTTACCATAATTTTATTATACCACAGAACTAATCAATTGTCAAGTGGCATTGTTTGTGGTTCAGTGTTGATTTGTGAAGTGATATGAAAACCATCACAGATTGGGCAATGATAAACTCTCATCAATTTCTTTTTACGAAAAGCAAATTTGCCTGCTGCAACAGCGGCTAACATATCAGATATGAAGCGAACTTTGTTCTTACACATCCTTTCAGTTTTGCTCATAGAAAGAATCGTATCTTTTAACGAATCTGATTACTTCACCAACATATCGCTTATCAGGCCACATGTAGGTTTGTTCGCCTTGTTCCCTCGAATCGCAAACAGCGGTGACTTCAACTAAAGAACCGTTTTGTCTTTCATAAATAATGGTTCCAAAAAGTTTAGCTGAACAAGCAGAGTAAAATGCGTGATATGTTTTCATTTTAAAACCTGATACATTAACTTTTTGAGATTATCGTCTGTCAAAGGTTTGTTGTCAAGCAAAGTAAAACAAAAACTTGCACGATTGGTATCGCCATAGGCCATCTTGATTTTCAGAGCTTGATCACGTCGAGTAGGCAGATTACGAACACCATCAACAAAAACTTTCATTGCATCCACAATTTTCTGAACTTCTTTCCATGCATCGGAAATCTTGCTTATATCGCCACGAATTTGGTTAGCTATCTCGAAATCAAATTGAGTAGCAATATTGTTGTAAAAGGTTTCGTAATCGGGTTTGTTCATTGAGAACCAAACATCCAAAACTTTTTCAGGTGAAGCCAGTTCAGATTTCATGTGGTGAAGAGCAAGATACCATGCCGACTTGACCTTATGAAGTGTCTGGCCTTCTTTGGAATAAACCACAACGCCTTCTTGGCCTTTCCAATCATCTACAGCAATGAGAAGATAATCAATTGACTTATCACTGAAATTGAAAGTCACAGGACGCTTCATATTCCAATCTAAGGCTTTTTCATCCAAAAATGATTGGGAACAAAGTGAATAATCGGTATGGTCAATATATCCAACCAACATCCATTCTGGCTTGTCACCATAATTCAGAACAATTCGATTTTCAGGAGAAACCCATTCAAAGAGATAAGAAAAATCCCAAGTCTCATATCTATCATCATATTGATTCAAGAAATTAGCAAATTGTTGTTTGAAAATTTCTAATTCATGCCCATTGTCAAGAGTTGACCCATCAACGGTTCCACGAGTACGAAGAATCAATTGGCCCTTGTATTTCGAGACAATGAGAAGAGAACCATCCAGTTTTTCGGTAACAACACAATCACGAAGACTTGAAGGAACAGGGAAGTGTTCAGGATTTTCGCCCCAGTTGGTAAACTTTGGGAAGCCAGCAGAAATCAATTCGCCTTCAGAATTCCAAACGGAAGAACGGAAGTGTTTGTTGTCTCGTGTCCATTTCGCACCGATATGTTGTGGTTGAACAAGATAGACCACTTCTCCACACAGAATGTGTTCATGAACCATGAATTGTTCACGGTCAATTGAGTTAAGGTCTATTTTCATTGTGGTAAATTACCTTTCTTTTTAGATTTGTCAAGTAAATCGTCAAAATCTTTTCTACAAAGTTTACAATAATGCCTAACGTCTTTGAGGAGTTGAATCAAATCTGATTCAGTTGGTGTTCCGAAAACATGCCCGTATGTTTCATCCAAAACTCGGGCGATTCTTTCTGCTGAAGATTTCATTGTTGATACAACACTATTTTTATAAAAATGTCAAGAGAAAAAATGGTAGCACGGGTGGGACTCGAACCCACACTTAACAGATTTTCTTCAACGGACAGTTACCAATCCGTTGCGTGAAAAAGTCTGTTGCCTCTGCCATTGGGCTACCGTGCCAATTGAATCAAAG